TTGTTTGCTTCGAGCCGCACCATTCGGTCAACGCGATCACGCACCAGATCTCTCAGAGCGTCTTGCAGTTCCGGCGTGTACTCAATTTCTAGCTTCGCCATTGCCTCTGGATCCTCCGCTGGCCTTGCTTCTTCCTGCTCAGTAACGCCTTGATCCTTCTGCGCTTCACCGCTTTTGGTGTTCGGGTTTCGGTAGACATCTCCACCGCCATCAATCCGCTGCGGCATGTTCTCAAGTTTCCGCACTTCGTTCGGGCTGAGAAACTCGCTGCTGATACCGATCTGATAAGACTGATAACGGCTGACAAGATCCGCACGCAAAAGCCCGGCAGTAAGAAACTCAAACTCATGACTCTCAGCCATTCGCTGGCGTGGCGTCAGCAACTTCTCATTTAGTTCCTGCTCCCAGTTGACGATCCAGTTCATCAGCGTCTGATCCGCATACGCTCGATTCTGCTGCTCAATTGAGTTGTAACTGGTGGCCGTGCTGTCATCGTTTAGCTTGCTCGCCGGTAAGAGGAACCAGCTGGCCACCTCTTGGCGTTGGAATTTGCGAGACTCGAGCCACTGGGCGTTCTCGTTGCTCATCGAAAGCACCTGAGCCTTCAAGCCGCCTGTGAGCAGAGCAGTCTTGCCTGCATTATTTACGCCTTTGTGCATCGCCTCCCAGCCTGCAATGATCTGCTGTGCTTTGGCTTGGTCAATGTTGCCATCACTTTGCAGCACCACACTCGGTCGGGCATTGTTGCTGAAGTGGCTGCTGCCATGCTTTTCACTGGCCAGACCGAGGCCAAACGAATGCCGCGCATAACTGAGAGTATCCAGACCCCAGAAGCCAGAGGTGCTCAGATTCTTGATGTGCAGCACGTCTCGATAACTCAAAGCCGTTTCCTCTTTTTCCTCACCTAGTTTCGTGATGTAAACCGGCTCACCGTCAACCATCTCCAGACGGGTCACAGATGGATTGAGTGGATAGATCTCAAGAGGTGCACCACGACCGTCACGAACGATCACGCAGATGCCGTTGCCGTGGAGAAGTGCGTTTGCGGTTATTACCTGCCGCAGCACTTTCGGCGTCATGTAGGGATTCGGTCGCTGTTTCATCAGCTTGTATGCCGGATGGTGGATAGCTCGCCGGCGGTTGTCCGGGTCACTCCGGTCGTAACACAGCACCGGAAGTCTGCCGATGTCATTACTGATGATCTGCACAGCCTGCCAGACCCAGCTGAGCGTCAACGCTGTGTCATGGTTGACACGCACACCGCTATCAGTGCGAGCACCGACCGTCTGAAAGAACCAGTCCTGCGGATTCTCGTACGTGCTGCCGCCAAACCAGCCGCGAATTCGTTCAAGTATTTTCATCACTCAACCTCAGAAAAAGATTTCTGGCTCCACTTTTGATTGTGATGCAGCAAGCTCACGACCTCTGGCCATCGCCAGAGCCACCGCTGCATCAATTTTGTCTGCCGATTTATGCTTATTGAATCTCACAAGCCCGTCTGCCTTTTGATCAGCCGTGCAATTGCTCAAGCACCAACTCATCACCGGGTTGCCACCGTGAAAGATCCGCTTTTCGCTGATGTCGTCCAGCAGTGCCCGTGTCCCTGGGGTCATGCCTGCTAAACCTTGGCTCACAGCGATCATTGGGGTGCCCTCATCAATTAGCTCATTCACAACGCCGTCAGCACCCCACGGATCGAAACCGATTTCTGTGACGTTGTAGAGATCACAGCACTCACGAATCACCTGCTGGATCGTTCGATGATCCACGCGAGACTCTCCGGCTGTCATCAGCCAGCCCTCATCTTTCCATTGCCGATAGAAGGCCATGCCCGCCGCTTCTCTTTCGCGTATTTTACCACTTGGGCAGAAAATAAATGGCAACACGAACGCACGCTGATCCTCGTTGCCTGCCGGAAAATATAAAACGAACGCGCTGAGATCTTCGTGGCTTGCCATATCAAGACCGCCAAAGCACTCACGACCGACCAGCTCCGGCTCATCCATCGAGCACTCATGCCAAAGGTGGATCGGCACAACCTTATCAACTGCGGCAGTCGGTATGTTGAGCAGATACCGCCTGAAGGCGTTCTGCTTCGCCGGCGAGTTCTTGGCTTCAATGTAGTGCTGCCGGATCGTTTCCTCGGTCACGGTCACGCCTAGAGATGGCATGGCCTTGTGCCACTGCTCCGGCTCTCCACACGCCTCAAAGTCATCTGCACAGATTTCCTCTGCTTGCCTGAGATAACCGAACGTATACGGATCAGTGATAGTCCCTGCCTGTAGGTTCTTTGTGTACTCGTAGCCTTCCCACCAGATCAGCGAGCGATCTGCCACGCCAACGGTTGATACGCTTAGCAGCATCGAATTCCTCCGAGCCGCTGACGCATACGCCAACGCATCATAAAGCACGCGACTTCTCTGGGCATGGATCTCGTCAAACAGCACGAGGTTCGGGTTGATACCTTCAACGCCTCGGGCACACGCTTCACCGGCCAGTGCCTGATAGAAGCTGCCGTTACTCGGGTGCAGAATTCGCTTTTTAGAATCAAGCACCCGGAGCTTTCCACCGATGGCCTTGGACGCTTTGACCATTGCCGCAGCCTCACGGTAGATGATGCCCGCCTGATCGCGAGTATGAGCCACGCCATACGTCTCGCCACGCTTTCCACAGGTGAGCAAGTACCACAAGCAGAGGCCGGCTGAGAGCGTTGACTTGCCCTGCTTTTTGGCTGTCCATATCCAGCCTTTTTTGAAACGCATTGAGCCATCTTCACGCTTCCACGCCAGCAGCGTCTCAAGCACTTCACGCTGCCACGGTAGCAGCTCAAACTGCTGCCCTGCATGGTCGCCCATTGTATGCTGCAAATACGTCTCAAAGAACTCTGTGACTAAGCTGGCTGTATTGGTATCAAACCAGCAACCCTCACGGATGGCAGCCAGATCCTGCTCTGAGCAGATCCGGTCTGACCAGCCTTCAGCCTTTGCTCGTTTTTTCATTGCAGCAATGGTCACAGCCTGAATGCCCCCCTGAGCTCGCCGCAATCGATATGCTGGCCGACATAGAGCAGCTTCAGCCGGTCGCATTGCCTGGCATGGCCTTCAAAGCCGATCACCTCCAGCTCAAGCTCGATGAAAGTGCCGTCTGGATAGATCACGCGAAAACTCGCAGCAGAGAATGCAGTGTGTGCTATGTGCTCCACAAGTCCACCGTGCTCAAAACAATAGACCGCACCGTGGTCAGGATCGCTGAGCACTTTGGCATCATCGAACGTGCCGAAGTACTCGCCATCGCGAAGCACCTGCACCCGGGAAAGCCGAGGCCTATCAGTTGTCAGTTGAAAATCGGTTGATGAACGCATCAAAATCATCCTGTGTCGTTTCTTCCACTTGCAGCCGTGTCCGTGCACTGGGCGTCAGCCCGAACTCAGTCAGCCACCGCCGGCAGGCGTCTGCTGTACGCTCACGCACTCGATCCCACTCGTGCCGCTTTGTGTCAATCTCGCCCCGGTTATTCTTGATTACCTGCCATGCACCGTATTGCTTGCACATCTCAATTGCTTTGCGCCATTCGCTGTAGGTCTCGCAGTAGATCGCAAGTGCTGACTTATCCGCTGCACTGAGAACGTTCATCTTTTCCAGCAGGCCGGTCACGTGCCGCCATTCATTTTTGGCTAGTCGATCCAGATACCTCGGGCAGGTTGGTGAGTCTTTAGGCGCAGCGGGTTCTTTCTTTTTTCGTCGTTTTGGGTTCTTCTGATATGCACCGCTGAGCTCGTGCATTGCAGTCGGTAGCGGCTTGCGTCCTCTAGGTGCCATCCTTCACCCTCTTAGCCTTCTGGCCGGTTAGATTCTGCCAACGCTCAATAATCACATCACAGTATTGCGGCGAGATCTCCATGCCGTAGCACTCGCGACCCAGTTGCTCGGCTGCGATTAGGGTGGTGCCAGATCCGAGAAACGGGTCATAAACACTATCATCAGTATCACTGAACGCGCTAATGAAGAACTTCGGCAACGAGGTTGGATATGCTGCGGGATGTCCCAAGGCTTCTCTGTTTTTTCCAAGGGATAGAACGTTTGATGGATAAGCGAATAATTCTCGGAGGTTAGGAATTCCGCCGTTGGGTAAACCTTTGCCCTGGTTATCAGCATTAGACCCAATCTGTTTAATTGCCTGAGAGTCTACGCCTTTGCGTCTCATGCCCTGTTTTGTTCCATATTGCTGAATGTCCTCAGCATTTGGATGCAATCCATTCCACTCTGGCACATTGCTTGATGCGTGTTTAACATTATCAGGCCTGAATTTGTGCCTATTCTTTGTGAATTGAAATATTGGCTCCCATCCATTCTTGAATCGTTGTTTGACTGCTTTAGGTGTTCCGCTGTGTGACCATATAAACTCATCAACAAACAACCATTCCCATTGGCGGCAATGTGCCAACGTTAAATCTTTGACATACAAATGACGCTGGCCATCTTGGCAATGCTCTTTGATGTTTAAAAACCATGAGCCATCTTTAGCCAAATGTTTAGCAATGTTTTTCTGGACTCCATCAAACCAAGATACATATTCGTTAGGTGGTATTGGCTTAAATTCACTTGTTTCATCGTATTTGCGTTGTGAAGCATATGGTGGTGATGTAATTGCAACGTTGATTTTTAAGCTATTCATCAAACTTGATACGCTTTTACTATCTCGGCAATCACCACACATCAGCCGATGACTGCCAAGCTGCCAGATTTCACCCTCTTTCACTACTGCCTTCTTGGGCGGCTCTGGCACCTCATCCTCAACGATTTCTTTTGCGTCATCGGGATAAAGCCCGGCAGAGTTTGCGAGCTCTGCCAGCATCTCCTGCACGCCTTCGCTGCCTGTGTTCACGTCACGCAGCAGCGAATCGAGTGCAGCGGCATTCGTCTCAGCCATTGCTGCCAGGGGGTCATGTGTTGCAAGTATCTTGTCAGCTTCATCTTCGTCCACATCGAGAACCAGCACGGGTATCGTGTCATCAGGGGCGACTTCCGTGCGCAGGTGGCCATCAATCAGCATTAAACCGGCAGAGGTCTCGCGAGCAATAACAGCATCTGCCCAGCCTACTTCAGCCAATACACCGGAAAGCGCAGATCTCTGCTTTTCAGGGTGTTCTCTCCAGTTTTTAGGGTTCGGCAAAAGCTCCCCAGCAGGCACTCGTTTTAGTTCTTTAATTCGATCTTTGTAGCTCATAATCGTTTCATTTTATTTGTGGAAATATGCATACTTAGGAATCGAGCTATCTAGCAAACGACCCTCTCCTCTCCTGATGCCCCCCCCTCGAGGCTGATGAGCTGCGCCGTCAGCTTTTGGGCGATTCGTCCAGCCGTGGTTGGGTTCGAGGCAATGACCCACACGTTGCGCTCAGTTGCGTCCGTGCGAATCCAATTAACAAAAGCATCGCGTAGGATTTGCATGAGGCCTATGAGGGTAGGTGGGTTGTCCCTCTTGTTCTCAAGCCCGTGAACCAGCTGAGCCAGCACGCGATCATAATTCCAGATCAGGTCACCCTTGCTGGCATGGTCGGCCACATACTTTGATTCACCAGATCCAGCTGAACCTGTGACCACATACCTCAGACCCATGCCTGCCTCTCGTTGTGTCTTCCAGCCGTGGCAGCGTGCACACAACGCCTGCCAGTTCTCCTGATCCCAGAACGCATCACCATTCACATCGCCACGGTGCGGCACCACGTGGTCAACGTGTGCTGCCGCTTCAACCTTGCCGAGCGATTCACAACGAACGCACAGCGGATTGTTGACGAGGTAGACCTTGCTGGCCTTCTGCCATCGGTACGTGTAGCCCCGGGCATTGGCTCCACGCTGCGGCCTTGGCTTGATTGCCGTCGCGGTTGTTTGTTTGCACTTGCACTGAGCCTGATGGCAATGGGTGCAGGCATAGCTCCACTTGGTCATCAGTTCACCTGCAACTTCACATCGTCAACGAATGTCTGGCTGGCATCGGTCGCCACAGTTATCTGAACGGTGTAGACCTTGCCAGCAGATCCACCTGCAACCGTGAAGTAGATGGACTCACTGGCTGCCACTGTGCGGCCATTGATCTCAACGCTCCCGCTGTTGATACCTGCACTGCTCAGCGTCAGGTCAGAGGTATCCTGCTCAGCCACGGTCACGCTGCCTGTGAGCGTCTCGCTGCTGTCCAGCTTGTCTGTGTAATCCACTGATACCTTCCGGGTCTCACTGGCATCTTTGCTTCTGATCTGAAGTGCAAGGCTCATGCTTAATCCTCAACGAGTTGATAGTGAATTTGGTTGGCTGGTAGGGTCGCGTGCATCTGGCTCGGCTCAATCGTGTAGTGCATACGGTTCAATGGAAGCGTGAGCTCAAGCAGCTCGCGTGTGCCATAGTCTAAAAGGCCAGACGGCAGTGTGTACTCAAGACCAGCGGCAGCTGCTGCTGCGGTGCTGGCAGATCCGATCACCGTGGCGATTCTGATGCGGATGGCTGGCGGCTTAATGATCCAGCGACCAGTGGCCAGCACAGGGTCAGCCGTATCAGCAACCGCCTCTGCCTGTAGATCCGAGAGTGTGAGGCTGCCGAGTGTCACCGATGGATCCACGCTGGCAGCATTGGCATCGCTTGCAGCAGCTGTCAGTGCAAGGCTGGCCTGATGTGCTGCACCGAGAACCGACTGACCCACAGCTGCTGATGCGGTTGGCGTCACGCTGATGCTGCTGAAGATCAGTGAAGGGTCAGCCGTCTGACCGATCACGCTGCCTGCGGTTGGTGAGGCGGTCACACTACCAAAGATCACAGCCGGGTCAGCTGTTGCCGCAACGGCCTCAGCCTGTGCACTGAGCGTGAGGCTTGCCTGCAATGTTGTCGGGTCAATTGATTGAGCAACCGCTGACGCTGCACCCGCTGTGATTGTGACACTGGCCTGCACCACAACCGGGTCAGCTGTGCTGACCAGAGCCGCCCCTGCTGTTGGCGTGACTGTTATGCTGCCCAAAATACAAACCGGCGCAGCTGCAGACACGACCGAGCTGCATGGCGTGGGGATAACCTGAAGCAGCGTGGCCACGGTAGGATCTACCGTTGCCGCAACTGCGCCGGCATGTTCTGGGGTAATCGCTGGATCGGTCGTTGTGACGGTTGGATCAACACTCTGAGCCACTGCACCCGCTGCGGTTGGTGTGATCGTTATGCTGCCAAGCACCACGGACGGGTCAGCCGTTGATGCCAGTGCAGAAGCTGCTGATGGGCTGGTGGTCACACTGCCAAGCAGCACAGACGGATCGACCGTTGACGTGATCGCACTGGCTTCGCTTGGCGTGACTGTTATGCTGACGGCCAGCGTGATCGGATCAGCCGTGGCTGCAATAACTGTTGCCGGGTCAACCGTAACAACTAACGGCTCGAGATCCGCGACAAGCTGCGCAGCAAAAGGAAGCTCTGAAAAACTGTGGCCAGAATACATCAGTCAGAGATCCCCAGTGCCGCCTCCAGCGTCACCTGTGGATCTGTGGCTGCGAGGCTGTCAAGATTCACGTCAACGAGCATGATACCGTCAACCGTTGGGGCTCCAATAAGAGCCGCTTTAGCGGTCAGGGCAACGCTCGTTGCTGAGCTCACCCAAGTCAGTAGCGTCTCTATATAATCCGCACGATTATCAAGACCGTGACGGATTGCGTGGGTATAGATCGCGTTGAACATCTGAAGTCGATAGACCGGGTAACGTGACTCGACAAGCTGCGCGATCCGTTCGCTGATGAAACGCTCACGCTCAGCCCGCAATGGTTCGAGCTGGTACGTTTCGCGGTCTGCGTTATGGGTCGCCTGTGCAGTCTCAAGCACGCTCTGCTCAATACCGCTGAGAATGAGTTGATCACCCTGAAGCACTGCAAGCTCTGGCACACCACCTGCGAGCTCTATAATTGCTGCAACGTTGTCATTTGGCTGAATGGTAACTGCTGACATCTACCGCATCTCCTGCACGAAGAACCGCATTTCATTCTGCACGCTTGCACTTCCTGAATTTGTGTTTCGAGAGGATCCGGTTGCGTGGTAGGCCATCACGCGCACATAATCGTCTACGTCCAGATCGAGCAAAGCAGTGCAATGTGCGGCTGGACTGCCTTCGTTTGATGCTTTCGCGCGCACTTTATTGAATCGCTCAGAAGATGATGCGTTGGTTTCAAAATTTATTTGTATAAAACCAGTGCTATACATGCCGGTCATCGCGATGTTTGCGCTTATGAGATATTTGCCGGCACGCTTAACGGTAATCTTTTCGTTTGCGGTATCTGCCTCAGCCCCTTCCTCATATTCGATCGTGTCGTAGGCAACGACGACTAATGAGCCGGAGCCAATAGACTGAGCACTGGTCTGCTTGAGGCTCGCAACGTGCGGCTTGTGATATTCGGCTATAACGTGCCAAGCATAAGCCGCGCCATCATAAACACACTGCACAGTTATGAAGTCATTTTGCAAAAACAGATTCACAGCCGTTTCGCCGTCAATCGTTCCAGCACTTGCAACCGTGACCTTGACCGGCGTGGATTCGGTGTCGATCTTCTTTACTGTGTAGAGCCTGCCCTTAGTAGCTGCCGCAGCCGCCGGCAGGATGATGTCAACG